CATTGACCCCAGCGCGGCACCGGCAAGCCGGACATCCTGCTGGACCCGGCGCCGCCAGCTTTCGGACTGACGCTCCGCGCGGTTAAGTCCTGCAGCAAAGCCACCGATATTGGCAATCAGGTCAATGGTCAGGGTTCCAAGCGATCTGGCTGCCATACCGTCTCCGTGAGTGTTTAAGACCAGGTCCGCATGGCCTCATCAAGCGTGACGGGGCCAGTGGTGGTCGGTGTTTTCGTAAAGTGCAGGGTGAAATCCGTGACGCTGAAAGGCGGCGTATCTTTGCCACGGTTCACGTTGGCAATGGTGCTGGAGACCAGCCCGGCGGCCCATTCCGTACGCAGCATCGGGTTAAGACTCCCGTAACGCTCACGGTATTTCACCCAGATCTGGAATTCCCGGAAACTCAGGACTTCCTGAGCCTGCGCGATGGTTTGCCCGCCGATACCGTTGAGGACGAGCTCGCACCAGAATTCATCGTCGGCGCTGAGTTCATCTTTCCCAGATCGTTAACCTCCTGGATAGCCACCAGCAGGGCAATGGTCAGCGCGCCATCCAGCGCGCCGCGCTCCGGGTCCGCCTCACCGGTAATATCCGCTGGCGTGAAGACAGGCTTGCCGTTCTCATCGCAGACGGATGCGGCGATCCGCCCCGCCACACCGTCCACGCGCCCGTTTGCCGCCATCACGTCCGTCATGGCCGAGTGGTAGCCCAGCGGGCGGATATAGACAGTGGCGCTGAATTCTTCTTCGCCCTGCCGCCAGGTAATTTCTTTTTCCACCGGGCGGCCGGTGAATGCCCCGGCCTCTTTCAGTGAATCGAGTGTCAGTTTCATTAATCGCTCGCTTTAGGTACCCAGACCGACGCGCCGGAACGCTGGATGGTGGCGGAAGTGGTCACCACCGTGTTGGCGGAGAAGTCGAAGGGGAAGTCAGAGACATAGCCACGAAAAACAAACCAGGTGCGGCTGTCCGGCAGCGTCAGCCCATCCACTGCGCCCGCTGCGCCCTGTGCGGCAGCCGTCGGTGATGCAGTGCCGTCAGACCAGCCCACGGCAAACGTCAGCTCTTCGTGGTCGTCAGAGTTTGCCAGGTTGTGCAGCATGATATGGCTGGCGTTTTCCGGGTCAGCATTCAGGCCCACCGTGGCCTGGCCGGGCGTGCGCAGGCCGACCTTATAGGTGCGGCTGTTCCGCTCGGAAAGACAGGTGTCTTCAATCTGATCCGCCGGGTTTCCGCCCGGTGAAAAACTGGTGATACATTCGATTTCACTTACCGCGCCCTGGGCGAGCACAAAAAACTGAGTGCCTTGCGTCAGTACAGACATGGGTTTCTCCGTGCATAAAAAAACCGGCACAGGGCCGGTATTGTGGGGTTATCGCTTCACTATCCAGTCGACATCGAAGGAGTAGCGGTAGCGCCTGGTTTCGGGGTCTCTTTCCTGTCCGCCCCAGCGCGTGATATGCGCGTGCGGTTCAATGGCATCCCGCAGCGCGGTGGCCACGGCAATCACTTCATCCGGGGTATCTGCCCAGGCATCAACCTGTAGCGCCCAGGTATCCGCATCCGGGCGCTGGCCGAGATAGTTCTCCGGCGCGCCGCTCACGTTCTGCCAGACGACATAGGGGTAGATGACGTTATCGTCCTGCTGCCCGAACGGGTAAAGCCGCACCGGCGAATCGCCAATCAGCGCCCGTACCGCCGGACTGGATGCACAGACGGAAAACAGAGGTGCAATCACGATCCGCCTCCGTTTCGCCGCGCACGCCGCAGCGCCCGGTCGATGCTTTTTTCATATTCGGTGGTGAACGTGGCGATCACCTCCTGCATGCGTGATGTTGCCGCTGCGCGTACCAGGGGCTTCGGCGACATTTTTTCGGTACCAAACTCCAGCAGACGCCAGTGCGGCGTGGGTGCATCCGCAGCGAGGCTGGGATTCTTTTTAAGCTTCGCGCCCTGCAGGATGCCTATTCTGAAGCCGGGGTTACCGGTCTGTTTAAACAGCCTGCCGTTCCAGCGCAGCGCCGCGTTATCCGCAATGCTTCGGGCCGTTTGCGGATCATCAAGGCGCAGGGCATTGGCCTTAATCTGGTTCACAATAACGTTACCGGCCTTGCGCAGCGCCGCGCGCCCGCCCTTTCGCTTGAGGTCGTAATTCACCTCGTTGAGCTTCTGCTTCAGCGACTCAATACCGGTGATCTGAACTTCAATACCGTCAGCCATCGTTTATCCCCCGTGAGCATGGCAGGGTCAGGTATTCCCGGCCGCTTTTGTCATCCTCCAGCACACCGGTGATGTCGTAGATCCGCCCGCGATGTACGATACGGTGTTTATCCGTGACATCATCACGCCAGCGGATGGTGATGCGCGTGGTGACTTCATTCTGCCCGGCCTGCGCCGCCACAAAGTCGCGCGCTGAAAGGTCGGTGACATTCGCCCACAGCTCAGCCACATCCGCCCAGCCGTTGACGATCGCGCCGGTGGTCGGGCTCTGCGTTTTAACAGGCTTCTGCAGTGTTACCCGCTTGTTCAGTTTTCCTGCCTGCATGGTTACCCCCGGGGCTTTCCGCTCAGATAGGTCTGCGGCATTACCCCGTCGTCACCCTCATCATCGACCATCGACTGGTAAATCACGGCGACCAGGGCTTCATTTGACTCCGCCAGGCGGTTTATCGCGGCGGTCTGTTCCATCTGCGCTTTCGCCTGTGCCTCCAGCGCTTTCAGCAGTTCGTTTACCTGTTGCTCGTTCATAGGCAATAGCCATCCATTTTTTCAGCCACTCGCGGCGGCGTTCGCAACCTGAGCAGGCCATCAGTGCCACCGCCGGTGTCGTATCAGCAGCGCTTCAACACCCAGGGGTGTTTCCGTAAGGCTTGAGGCAGCTGCTTCGCGGTTGGCGTACCAGTGACCAATAAGGAGGAGCATTGCCGCCCATATGCCGGAAGTAAAAAGAACCTCACGGGGAGGTTCTTCATCATCAGAAGCCGGTGTCAGCGATTCCACCAGTGCGCCGTCGCAAAACTTTTCGACATAATCGACAGCCGCAGCGGTATAGGCCGCAATAAGCGCATCTTCAGTGTTGCCATCAACCCTCAGGTGCGTCTTTATCAGTGTCATCTGTTCCGCGCTTATTTCCACCTTTACCTCCGGTTTTGGCTTTTGCAGGCTGCTCAGGATCGGAGGTTTTCGCCTTTTCGGGCTCAACCTCTTCTGCCAGTTGCAGTTTCACCAGCGCTTCGCCGATTTCTTTCTTCACCACGCGGGTTTCGCCCTGGGATACCGTCCCCAGGTGATAATGCGAGAACATACGGAGAGCTTTAATTTTCATGCGTTAAACGCGGCCATTGCTGACCGCGCCCTTCTGTTATGCGCCGGAGGAAACCGCAATGTCACCGGTGACGATGGCTGCGGGACGGTAGTGCGCCAGCGCCAGGCGCTCTTCGCACAGGATGGTCAGCATGTTTTTCACGAAGTTATCGCGATCCTGGTTGCTGATCTCAATGGTGGCATCCATGCGATCCCACACCTGAGACGCCAGGCCAAACGCGCCAACGGTGAATTTGCCTGCCGTCTGCGCCGTGGTCGACACCACCGGCAGACCCCAGAGCACTTTCGAAGCAAACGCCTGCGGGCCGCCAAGAATGTAGTTCCCGTTAGCGTCTTTCAGCAGCGCGATGCGGTGCCAGTCCGCCGGGTTCAGAATGATGCCGTCGGCTTCGAACTCACTCAGCGATACCTGATAGATGGCATGCGCCAGAACATCAGCACCGGTATCCCCGGTCGCGTTGAGTGCAGTTTCGTAGTCGTTCGCCACCACATTCAGCCCCTGCAGGTTATCGCCGGTGCCATCCCCGTTCAGCATCTGGTTCTCTTCCACCAGCGCCAGACCGTACATCATGCGGGAGTTGATGTAGGACTGCAGCGCCGGGGCATCATCCATGATCTGGCGCGATGCCTGGATCCAGTGAGCAATGGTTTTAACGTTCGCCGTTTCTTTGGTGAACGTGATGTTGCTCTCTGGTTTCAGGGTGCCTTCAGCAACCGGCGCGGCAGCGTTGGTGAACACATTCTCGCGAACATATTCCAGCGCGTTACTGGTGATGCGCCCCTGCGCCAGCAGGTCACGCACGGTCAGACGGCGCAGGCCCGGCATCAGGATGCCCGGTTGCTGCTGGGGCAGAACCAGTGCGCCGGCGGAGTTGGCGCCAGACCCGATCGCTTTATCAAAGCTGGTGACTTTCGCTTTGGTGCGGGAGCCGTCCCAGCCTTTCATCAGGTCTTCGGACACGCGCTCTGCGAAGGACTTCTGTGCAGTCTGCTCGGGTGAGTTGCCAGCCAGCTTCTGTTCAAGATCGAACAGCCGGGTGCCGGTGGTCTTCAGTTCGTCCTGGGCTTTTGCCAGGTCGGCCTGAAGCTGTTTGTTGATTTCGCCGTTCTGGTTGATGGATTTACGCTGTTCTTCGATGAGCTCCTTTACTTCTTTCTGGGAGTTCTCGATCGCTTTTTCCAGTACAGATAATTCAGACATGTGTTACTCCGTTAAGGCGTCCGCAGGTTAGCGGCAAATGAGGTAATGCGCTGTGCCAGCGCGTCAATGTCGCCGCTGCCGAACTCGCTTCGGCCTGCGGACTTAACACGGGCGATAAACACCTGTGCTTCAGAGCGCGAAAGCCCGACTGAATCCCTCAGCCAGGCCTCTGCGTCACGAATGGTTTTAATGCCGTCGATACTCTTCATGGCGGTTACACCCGCCAGCTCGTTGGCCGGGAAAGTGCAGACACTGATTTCCCGCAGGTAAGAAATGTTTTTGAAGATGAGGCCGGACGAGCCGACGGTGTAATCATCGGGTCCGACGGAAAAACCCACCGACATGCCTTCGACGGTGCCGTGCTGCATGGCTGCCTTAAGGTCTTCAGCCAGGCTTAACCCGGGAGTGAGTTGCCCTCGGACGTAAAGCCCCTTTTCGTCTTCATGCATCGCATCCCATTTACCTACCGGGATAGCACGGGTCTGGTGATTAAAGAACATCGCCACTTTTCGGCTCTGGTTTGTCACCACACCTGCGAACGCGCCAGGCAAAATAATGTCGCCATCGGCGTCGGTGTTATTGAACACCGACGCATACCCCTCAAACGTGCCTTTGCTGCCATCGCCGGTAAACTTGATTTCGGTCTGGTCGAATGCCAGCGTCTTATGAATATCAGGCATTGAAACCCCCATAAAAATTAAGCCCCTCCAGTGAGGGGCCTTGTGTTTGTTCCAAGATCGGTGATCGGTATGTTCTGCGACTGGCGTGTCGCAACGTCACCACCGGGTAGCGGCGGAAGGTTATCGAGCCTGCGTACTTCATTAACAGTGCGTATGCCAGTGTTAACCATGATTTGCATAAATGATGCCCGGCTTGTGGAGTCGCCCCGCAGCAGCCCGTCAAGGTTATGCTCAGCGTGAATAACGCCCTGCTCAGATTCTTTTACCAGCCAGCGTTCAATGCTGTACTCCCACCGGTCAAGGTAGGGCTTAAGGGTGTACTGAAGAAAACCGAGATTTTGCTGCTCAATGCCGCTGCCCCATGATGTGGTTTTCTCAACATCCCCCACCAGGTGCGGCGGTACGCCGTAAAAGCGCGCCAGTTCGGCGACCTGGAACTTTCGCGCAGCCAGAATTTCAGAGTCCTGAGGTGAAACACCGATAGCCTGAGTCGTAAAACCGCTCTCAAGGATCCACAGTCGTTTTTTAACCGGTCCGCCCGCAATCTCTTTGAAGTTTTCCTCGAGCTGCCCGCGCTGCTCTTTGGTCAGAACTTTGCCGTCGGTCATCAGTATCTGCGGGGATTTCGCGCCGTTCGCAAAGAATTCACGCTGGTTGTCTTCCATGGCAATGGCGACACCCGCTGACTTCGCGCTGAACGCCAGCGGGGAGAGTCCGGTCAGGCCGTTAAAACCAAATCCCTTAAGATGAAAGATTTCTTTCTGGGAAAAGTCAGCATATTCAGTATCGCGCCGGTAACGGTATATGATGTTTTTACCGTTATCGCTGAGCCGCACCTCCATGTTGGCGCTCATAAGCGGCACCATGCTTATCACGTCGCCTACACTGTTTCTCTCGACATGCGCATAAGCGTTGCCGTAGGCGCAAAGCTGCATGGTCATAGCTTCACGAAACTCAAGCGCGGTCATAAAGTTGTTGGGACGGAAGCGTAGCAGCTTTGCCAGGGGATGAGTGCCTGCTACTTTCTTTCGCTGATCGTCTCTGGTCTCGTAGACATCGAGGGGTAACGATGCAGTAACGGTTGAAATGAGCCTGATACAGGCCCACACCGTGCTGATTTGCATGTTGCGCTCATCAGTGACGACGGAATCACCAACCACACCGTGCGCAGAAGTACCTGCCATCTGAGAGCCCTTATCCGGCGTGACCAGCCGTCCGCCGGTCAGGATAGAGGCCATGCGCGCCCAGAATGGCGATCGTGTCCGCAGGTCAATGCTGTAATCGGTATCTGCCATTTTTACACGCTCAAAAAGTTGTAAATGAAATCGTTAACGTCGCCCGGATCCTCCACCTCATCACTGGTCTGCGCGCCGATGGACATCGCCAGCGCGACCATGCCATCGATACGCCCGCTGGATTTACCCTTCACAAACTTGCGGTTGCCGGCGGGGTCGGTGATTACCGTGGCGTTTTTGGCGCACATTTCGAGGATTGGGTGGTTGCCGTGCCTCAGCTGCGCGCCGAGCAGTCTGGCTTCCAGTTCCCTGAGCGCAGGCGACATGGATACAAAACCCTGGCCGAATTCCACGAACCTCTCGAGCTCCGACTCAGTGAAACCGGCGTCGATGAGATGCGGGCGAAGGAAGCGCATGTTGTAGCGGTCGAACGCCAGCACCCTGACGTTACAGATATCAAAAACACGCCGCAGCTCCCGGGCAATAAAGGCGTATTCAATGGCCTTACCTGGCGTCGTATTCAGCCAGCCCTGTTTCGCCCAGATGTCATAAGGCACGCGATCGTTACGCGCCTTGTCCGCTAGCCCTTCCTCAGGTAGCCAGAACTTACAGTGCACATCGCCCTGCGTTGTGTTGAGCACCAGCGCCGTCAGGTCCGATACGCTGGAAAGGTCCAGTCCGCCCCATACGGTAGCGCCCGCCAGTTCGCCGGGCTCTTCTTTGTTCATGTGCCAGACGGTCTGGCTTACGAACGGGCTTTTAGCCTCCACGCGACGGTTAAGCACCAGGTTCTCAAACTCTGCCTGGCGCGACGGGAGGCGCTTCGCGCTGGCGGCCATATCAAGCACTTCTTTCTGATTCATGAACACATCGAAAGCCGGGTTTGCCAGCCGGATGGCTTCAACAGAGAAAGGATCGATATCTTCCGGTGCGGTCTGCAGCCTGACTACTGTACGTGGGTCAGCACCGGTCAGCCCATCGTCAATCAAAAGACTCAGCAGATCGCTGGCATCGGGTGCCTGTGTACTGATAATCACAGAGATCGGGTTTTCCTGAGCCGCGGTTGCCGTTTCCAGTGCCTCATAAAGCGCATCGCGCGGCCCCCGTACCTGCCCCAGCTCATCGTGGGCGACAAATCGCGGCGAGAAACCGTAAGCCGTGGTGGCCTCAGCACTCAGTGCGCGGTAATACGACCCCAGCTCCGGGCAGTGGATTTCCTTCGCAGAATCCTTAATAGCCACATACTGCATCAGTACCGGATTCATCCGGCACATTTTTGAAGCCAGGTTAAACAGGATTGCAGCCTGATCGCGTGAACGTGCTGCTGAATAAAGCTGGGAGTTAGGTGCCGCTTCCGGCCCGACCAGGTAAAGCAGCATCAGCATGGCGGTTTCCACCGTCTTGGCATTCTTCCGCCCCCTGCTGATAATCGCGCGTCGGGTGCCATGCTTGTTGTCAAAAATGGCCCTGAAATCGTCCTTCATGAATGGGGCCATCTTCAGCCGCTGCCCAACGAACTTGCCTTCAGGGATCAGGATGTTCTGCTCACACCAACGGATGTTTCGTTCAGCCCGCGTAAGGGTCTTTTTAACCATCAGTTAATCAGCCTTAATCAATTTCCCAGGGCTTCTTCTCCCGCGCCAGGTTGTTATGTGCCCGTCCCACTGTTTTCGGGTCGGCGGTAGCCTGGCGGGTGATCCGCAGGCGGGTTGCCAGAGAAGACGCTGAACGTACCTCGCGTTCCCGCATCGTCAGTAACTTGTCGTAGCGCTTCAGGCCATCATCACGGGCCAGCCATTCAAGCTCAAACTCCTCGATCTGGGTGGTGAGCAGCCGTGCCTGCACCACATGACGGCAGTACATCTCCAGCATGTCGCGGTGCGTTTCGGTGAAAGAGCTGGCCGGGTTGTCGTTCACCAGCCTTACCCAGACATTGATCTCCGGGTCGCTGAGGTGCAGCGACGGCTGCAGCCTGCTTTCAGCCAGAGCCGGAAGCGAGACAGCCGACGTCGCGGCCAGAGATTTCCTGCCTCGCTGAGCCATCATTTTTCCTTTTTTTCTGGACGTTTTTAAAATGAAACGGGGGAGCGCGGTCTTTTAGATGCCGCAGCCAGAGTTTTACCCTCCCCCCTGCCAGTACCTGGATGATTTCAGTTACCAGATCACCCGGCCTTCGTTGTCGAATTCGGTCACCGTTCCACCCTTCTCCATGCGTTGCTTAACCGAGTCGTGACAGCGCTTGCACAGGGACTGAAGATTATCCGGATCATGAAACAATGCCTCGTCTCCCTTATGCGGGGTGACGTGGTCAACAACAGTTGCCGCAATCACCTGATTGCGTCTGAGGTGGAACTCACAGAGTGGTTGCTTCTGAAGCTGGTGATAGCGGAGCCGGTACCAGCGCTTGGTGTTATAGAGGTGGTGCCAGGGTGAATTAGAAGCCATAAAACTACTTCCGAAAATGCAGTAAACCGCCCGGCTTCAGTGCGTCCTGTATGGCATCGTTCACCACCAGCCTGACACTGGTCTCATTGATGCAGCTTGTTTCAGCATCTTGCGCCTGCCTGTCTTCAATGCACAGATTGTCAGGGAAGTATTCAGGGATGCCATGCACTTCAGCGCGTACACCATAGCGATCGTAAGTCGCAGAACCAGCAGCATGCTCCAGTCTGTAACCATCATCACTAATAATGACTCGCAGCTTATGCATAACATTCTTAAGCGGTAAGGGTTTCATGGTGGTTTCCTTTTAGATGTGAGCCTGTCGCACGGGGCAGTCGCCCGAGAGAAACGGTTTTCCCAGGCTCACGACTGAAAGACTCTCTTTGGTGCGCGTACGAGGCGCATAAAAAAGCCCCGCTAGTGCGAGGCTAAAAAATGCAACTATGACAAATAGTTGCCGCTTACGCTTGTTACTACAGCATTACTAACCATACTCAAACTTCCTTTAGCACAGGAAACAGGCACCACCGCTTGACCCTTTTCATTGAGAAAATAAAAAGTGCGAAATGCACATGCCATAGACAATTCCGGTTCGCCCTCTTGATGGGGGCGTTTTTTTGCTTTACAGAGCGCCAGCGTGAATACAGAACATCATCAGGTGAGTTCGTAAACGCGCCCTGGACTGGTCATTTCACGGCGTTGTAGTACGCCTGCCAGCGGTACTTGTCGAGTCGCAGCTGGCGCAGGCATTCTGCCGTTTCGATATCCGCCGGCAGGTCTTCATCGCTATTGGTACCGGCATTACTTGCCCTGCACGGTTCCTGCATCAAATCCGCTGATGGAGTTGGCAGCGTCGATGGCACGCTGACGCAGCCGCACAGACTCATCATCAAAATCACACCTGGTACGATCCGGAGACTGAACATATTTCACCACGTCGCGGGTTATGGTCCGGTAAATCACCTTCGCCTCGGCACTGGCCGCAGCGGCTTTCTTCTCTACCGGCTGTATGGCTTTCTCGGCCTTTTCTTTTTTGACTGCCGCCAAGGCGTTGATATGGTCGGCGTGCGCATTCCAGCCAGAACGCCATGCTGCTAATGCTGTGACCACCAGCATTATGAGAAAGACACCGACGATACAGGCTATCGCCTTAATACGCGTCATGACTTCGACTCCACAACAAAACCGCCCGCCTCCCTAAACTTTTTCAGAAGGTCTTCGACTTTATGTTCGTACTGACCGTACCCTGCCCCCGGCAGCGATGCCCAGATGTTGCTACAACGATCGATAGCCTGGCGGATATTGCCGCTGTCGATTAATTCCAGCGCGCGGCGCTCTTTAATCTGCTGGAGTGCTACGGCATCCTGGCTGGCCGGAGAGAAGTCTTTCAGACCAAGTTGCTTACGGTATGCATCCCAGTAGCGCGCCAGTAGTTGATAGCGCCCTGCCGCTGTGGATTTAATTCGCAGTCTCGGCAGGTCAATCATCTTGCGGGGGTGATCTGCGTAGTTGTTAAATAGCGTTCCGCCAACAATCACGTCATAACCGCGATTGCGCGTTGGCTGCCCAGGCTTATCCGTTCCCTCGGACCATGCCAGCATGTCGAGAAACGCTTTTCGCTGAGGGTTGATTGTCTGCATTACTCAGGCCTCAGTACGTGGAAAATTCGCGCGACGTTGCCCCGGGCGCGGAACACGGCAGCGCAGATGATTAAGTTGATGGCGACCGTTGCCCAGTGCGCATGCAGGTAGGAGTCAAAGAGGTACCGGAACGGCACGGATGCATACGCCAGTATAATCAGGTAGGCCAGCCATGAGGCCCACGGGTTATGTCGCCCGCCAGGCTTACGGAACATCATCAGGCGCAGAACAATGGCGGCACAGGCCACCACGTTCGTCAGCACCAGCGGATCGTTAGTTACCATTGGTTCCCCCTCTCCAGCGTGCCAGCAGCTTTAGCGGGTCCTGTTCACTGAAAAATGTCAGTGTCTTGATTGCCACGGCAGACAGCATTACCGCGCCGAGCGCATCAAGCGGTTTATCGGCATAGCCGGTTATGCTCGCCAGCCACGAACCCACCAGCCCGGAGCCATAGACGCCAGCAAAATACGACACAACGAAATACGCGGAACGGCGGAAAATCGTCAGGTCGGCGGCGGTGGCCACGTAGAACACGGCCCCGGCAAACGCGCCGAACACCACGCCGTAATCAGTGCCGGTAAGCAGTCCATAAATACTCGCGCCGGTCAGCGCACTGCCGGCAGCCGCGGTACCGGAAAAAGGTTCGGACATTACGCCCCCTCGCTATTGATGAGTCCTCTCGAATGAGGGGAAATAAAAAAGGCCCACCGAAGTGAGCCTCAACTGAGAATGATTTTGAGATGTTAATGCAGCATATCGCGTTTAATAACCTCTTCCGGAAGAGGTGTTGCCGCAAGGTTGGGAAGATCTGCCTGGGCAAACTCAAGCTGAATAAAACGTAATTCTGACATACGCACTTCAGCTCCATTCGGGTACCTTGCGAACCTGGTACCCTCAGAGTCTGTTACGTCAGAGACAAGAACTGGATAAAGTTTTTCCGATCCGGATGGCTGGGTGTGCTTTATAAGCATCGGGATCGGATAAAAAGAACGTGGGGGGCGCATAGTTTTTTCTGCAAAGGTTTGAGGAATAAAAAACCCGCCTTCAGGGCAGGTTAATTTTTAAACTGGGCCGCCATCAAGGGCTCGAACCCCGCCCCTACTGTAAATAAAGCAATACTCTGGCCACGCTGAGCTAATGGCGGATTCTACACGCTTAAACTGCGAACACATTTCCAGCCGAAGGGCCTTTCGGACCATCTTCAACAGTGAACTCGACTTTCTGACCTTCATTCAGTGATTTGAAACCACCGCCCTGGATAGCAGAGAAGTGAACAAAAACGTCTTTACTGCCATTATCAGGGGTGATAAAGCCGAATCCTTTTGACCCATTAAACCATTTTACCAAACCAGTCATTTTGTTAGACATAGATATTACCTCAATATAAACAGAGCCTTCCGGCGTAATGGTTTCCGCCACAGAATTTAATTAATAACGATAAGGAGGCTCAATTTGGAGGGTTATCTATGGATAACTCTTTAGATGAGGACTGCTTTACTAAACCGCTTTATTGGGTCTGTGTACCAAACCGACAACCCATTAGTCACACACATACCCTTTGATAGCAACTCTTATTTTATTATTTAATCAGAGGTATACGAAGCCGTAAAAAAACCCGTCAAAGGCGGGCTTTCGGAGCAAATCATTTCAGACGCAACACTCCATGATTAAAAGCATACAGGACAAGTTCGGACAAAATCAAGCCCTGTGTATCGAAATAGCTAAATATTGTCTTTATCATCATGAAAACCGGTAGCTTCCTGAAACGCCCTGTCCGCCTGTCTTTCACCTTTCTGGCAGATATCCACCAGCATCTCGTAAAAAGGCTTCCAGTTTCGGGTCCAAGTCCTGACGTGCAGATCGGGCACTTGTTTAATGATCGCTTTATACGCTGCTGTAGACGGTACCGACGAATATCCGTTGCCTCCGCAACGTTCACACGTCTTGTACACCGGCGCGCCATGTTCCTGGGTAGCTTTGCGATCGAGCACTTCGCCCTTCCCCCCGCACCGACAGCGGGCGCTGATTACTCCCTTCCCTTCACATGCATCACAAATGGCTGGCACTATTTCAGTTATCTCTGTCCATTTCTCCCAGTCCGACGGACGAACGGCGCGGGAGCGATTTGCCCAGTATGGCGCTTTTCCCCACGGGTAAGATACCTTGCGTGTGGTCTGGGTCCGGGTGGCGCGTCCGGTACCGTTGCAGGTGATGCAGGTGCAGCTGGTAGCCGCAGAACGCGAATACTCCGCGAACGCATATTGCGCCAGCAACAGCATGCAGGTACCAAATTGATCACCGGCTGCTTTGCGGACGTTTTTCGGGGCAACATCCATCGCGTGACGCGCCAGCGCCTGAACTGCCAGCTGTGCGTCTGTTTTACTGATCCCGGCTTTCCCGAAGAATGCCGCAAGCCCGAACCGCGCCCGGCTGCTGGTGGTACCGATAGCCGCCATTACGTCAGTACCAGTGATCCGCTCGGGTGAGGTTCCTTTCACGCTGTCGTTGATATGCATTCCCTGAGGTGAAAAGTGCTTCAGTGCTGCTTCAAGTTTCATTGCTCACACTCCCCAACCAGATTAATAATCACCGCGGCACCGTCATCTTCCATGTATTCGCCCTTCCCGCTTTCCAGGAACCAGTGACACACTTCTACGGCTTCAGCGCGCGTTACCGGCGGGATGGTTGCCAGCAATTTGTCCAGATAAAACTCGCGGTCATATACAGATCGATGATGCTCGGAATAACCAAACTCATAGCCAAGCTCTTTGCCTGCGGTGTTGCGTGCCTGGTAAAGCCAGTCCCAGTAAACAAACTCACGAACAACATCTGACAGGGTGTGAGGATCTGGCAGCGCGTCACGGTAGCCATCAACAAACGCGCGGCGCTGATCATCAATTTCAGTCATACGTCCACCGCCAATATGCCCGGACTCCAGTTCTGCGGCGGTCCAGCCCCAGTCGTAATTATCAATAAATTTCGGTGAGGACTTAATCACAAGCTCAGCTTCAACATCATCGAATGCTGTTTCGTAGCTGCCGAACTGCGCTCTGACTGCTGCCGCTTTTTTGATGTTCTCCCGCGCAGCCTCAATCGCCCGCGCCGGGTTATCCATGCCGATGGTACCGAATGCAACCTGGAACGGATCGGCACCATTCGCCAGCAGGTAACTTGAGTAACGTTTCTCAGCATCTTTAGGGGAGATTTTGATTTTCTCCAGCGCGGCTTCGGCAGCATCAAGATGTTCAGGCTCATTCAGGCGAATTACTTCCAGTACCCAAAGATAAGCGTCAGTCTGCTTATGTCCGGTGATTTTTCGTTGTTCAGGCAGCGGCTTGATGTTTGCGAGGATGGTGCAGTGCGCTGCCGTCGGAATAGTGAAAAGTGCTTTATGTTCGGTGTTATCTGTGCGCATTATGCAGCCACCTTTTTCAAAAATGTCATCTCGCGAACCTGATCGCCGTTGACCAGCAGATCGTTAAAATCCCCGTTGTCGCACCAGCGCACACTAACTTTTTCAATGTCATTTTTTGCCAGCAAGTTAGCGTGGGCACACTCGAACGCCGCCGCATGGCCCGTTGCTGAATGAGGGTCCATGTCGGCAAAAATGATGAGATGCCGGACGCCAGATGGTGCGCGAAACTTCTTCATAAACCCGCTGTTCAGCGTTGCCCAGGTATTGCAGCCGTATAGCTGTACCCCGGATAAAGCCGTTTCAATACCTTCCGCAATACCCAGTGTGGACGCGACGGGAAACATCCTCACCGCAACCGACTGGGCATGATCCAGATAGGACTCCTCCTGTAACGAGTAAAGGCGTTTCTGCCCGTCGCCCATCGGTGCCTTTTTATCGCCGTCAAGATAGGTCCGGTGCAGATAACACAGCTCACCCCGGTTATCTGTCGCCAGCGAATACAACGACTGATATACGTGGCCCTGATAGCGTTCCTTCGGACAAAACCGCACCGCTTCAGCAGGTAGCTTTGTGATCCCCCGGTTCAGGAGATATTGAGCCGCGCTTGTGCCGCGAGGACCTTCCAGCTTTGAAAATTTGCTCACCACCCGCTGTCGCAGGCTGGTGGCTGTGGTGTTGATCGGTGTTGCGCGATGCCGGTAGTCATTACCAAGCAGGGCGTCGATTTCCCGGCAGACTTCAGCGAATGATTTCCCCTGGGTCTGAACTACAAGACTGATCCCGTTGCCGCTGCCACATTTGCAAATCCACGTACCGTTTCCGTCCTGATCATCAATGCGGAAACTTCCCCGCGTGGCGCAAAGCGGACACTCACCCTTGAAGTGCCGCCCTCCGGTAACAGGCGGGAGTCCGTAATGTTCAAAAATTTCCGGCCATCGGCCTTTTGCTGCTTCAGTGGTTTTCAAGTTCTCTCTCCCGCATGATTACGAAGTTGTTCAAACTGCTTTTTAGCGCTGATGATCCTGCTGGTCGGACAGCCCTCAGGAATGGTTGTCAATTGCTGAGGCTGCCCCTCAGTTCGGTTGTGAACGACGGGCGTCTGTTGTAACTGCCGTTTCTCCTGTCCTTTTGCCCAGGCGATTTGTTTATGCCGGATGTAATTGCTGACTTCGGGGGTGATCTCCATCGGGAAATCGCTCAACCCGTTAGGCCACTCCCCGAATTTGTCCCGGAAGGTGTGAAGGCACCACCCGTTACTGACGGGTTTGCCGGTTGAAGCGCGCTGGCGCTGGTAAAATTTAATCTGGCTCCACCAGGCCTGTTTGGTGCTTTTCGTTGCAACGGAAGAGCCTTTAGAAAGCTTTTTAATTTTGCGTGAGGTGTCGGTGTCCACGTCGGAACCGGCCAGCGGTTTAAAGCCGCACTTGGGGCAAACGTAAACGCCTGCCGGCTTCATGAAGTGACATTCTGGACACTCTTTAGGGATTTTTTCGGCTCGCTCTTCCGCTGCCCGTGCTGCCGCCTCCTTCATGCCATCGCTGGAATCCAGCAGAACGTCGTATTCGATAGCATCGGGAAAGCCCAGGCGGTGAACGGTTCCGCTGTGATCGAAGATCAGACAGGTATCCTTGCCCGGCGCAGTGCGAAGCCCGCGACCGATACACTGTATCCACCGTATTTCTGATTTAGTGGGTCGGGCATAGATGATGCAGCGCACATCGCTGTCGAACCCGGCCACCAGCACGCCCACAGACACGAGGATTTTTGTCGCACCAGTTTCGAAGCGGTGGATCATTACCTGGCGCTGGTCATGGGGTGTTTCCGCTGTCATGACTTCAGCGTTCACCCCGGCTTTGTTGAACTGAATGGTGACGAAATTAGCGTGAGCCACGTTTACGCAGAAAGCGATAGTGGGGAGGTCGCGCCCGTTCTCAAGCCAGTTACTCACAATGTCGCCCACCAGATCAGAGCCGCTCATGATTTCTGCCAGTTGGGTTTCGTTGTAGTCCCTGCCAAAATCCGACGCGGACATTTTCACGCCCTTCAAATCCGGCTTTGTGGGCGCATAAAACTCAAACGGACTGAGGTCGCCGCGTTTGATAAGTTCGCTGATGGTGGTGGGCTTAATCAGACGCTGATAGTAGTTGCCCAGGAACGATGAAAAAGGGGTACCGGAAAGCCCGATAACCTTAACGTCCGTTTCGCTGGTAAGGCGTTCAATCTCTTTCAGGATGGTGCGCTTACGGAGATGGGCTTCATCGATAATCAGCAGATTAATATTGTCGGGAAAATCACGGCGGATCAGGGTGTCGGCGCTGGCAATCTGGATCAGGCGCTCCGGATCTGCCTCACCCTTATCTGCTTCGGCCCATACAAGACCAATCTCGTCAGGATTCAGTCCATAGCTTATAAAACGGCTGGCGGTCTGCCGCAGCAAAACAGTGTACGGAGCGACAAAAAGCACCCGCATACCACGGCTGACAAAGCCGTCAGTGATGAAAGCGGCCAGTCCTGTTTTACCGCTGCCGGTGGGTGCATATACCATGAAGGAATTCTGTGCCCTCCACTCACGACGCAGCATATTCAGTGCCCGGTCCTGTGCAAAATTTGGTGTGATTGTCAGCATCTGCCGCCTCTAACTCTGTGCCTGTAAGTGAGCCTGAACTTTTCCAGGAAAAACCCACCTGTCCGCCTTTCATGTTTAGCCGTCTAAATGGCTGTGCTGTTTTTTTTGGAGGAGGTTACTGCTTACTGAGATCTACTTAACCTATGTACCTGTCTCCTGGAAAAGGACGCTATACCTGCCCCTTCTCCCAACTCCCCCCTTACCCCCCTCTTCCCTCTTCCCCACTTTTTGGTGGTTTAGACATCCAGACACCTTTAAGTCTGAACATTCCAAGAGGTGATCATCACTGACCGAATGAAGGGGGCTTTTCTGTGTAACCCTGTAAAGCTCGGTGATACTTTCTGGCGTACTCACGAAGGCGTGTGTTTGCTTCGTGTCTTGCTTTGTTCTCTTTGCGAAAGCTCACTGGCTCGCTGTTCAAAAACTCCTCGTAGACTTCTCCGTAACGAACGATTGCCTTTTGCCTGGCTGATGGGGGTAGCGCTGATAACTGTTCCTGTATCCACTCCGCATCGGCTTTGCTGTATACCTGCGGCATCACCGCGCTGTTAACATGCATGGTTCGAGTGCAACAGTTCAGGCCAAATTTTTTGCCAGTTGTTAGGGCTAAGCGCTTTACGGGTTACTTTTCCACCGCTGTGTATTTCAATCTGAGCGCAAATTTCTGGACCTATCGGTTTACCTGTGCTCATGACCTTCCTCAGGTAATTGAGGGTGGTACCGCAGTTCTTTGCGAAAACCCTTTTTTCTTCAGGCGTTAAAGTCGCCATGTATTGCTTCAAAGTTTCCATAGTTAACCTCTGTACAAACATCAGGATTGATATTACCCGTAGGTATCAAGATAATCAATACCCATAGGTTATTTACCACCGGGTAACAAAGGTTAAAATGAGAGCTATGGATAAATACGAAAAACGTCGTTTACGACTCATCCAATTGAGGGATGATTACTGTGATGGGAACGCCTCAAAACTCGCGAGAAAGATTGAGCGAGAGCCTTCCTACGTTATAAGAATGCTATGGCCTGAGGGCAAAGCAGGTAGAAAACGCATAGCCGACGATATGATCGAAGTTATCGAAAAATCGTTCGGTTTACCCCGGGGGTGGATGGATGGTATCAGTCAAGAAAAATCGAATGTCGAACTAGTTCAACAACCAAATCCAGGGAAGAGATATCCAGTGATCAGTTGGGTAAGCGCAGGAGCTTGGGCAGAAGCTATAGAACCGTACACACTCAACGACGTTGAAGAGTGGTGTGAATCGGATGCCCATGTAGAAGGTGAAGGGTTTTGGCTCCGTATAAAAGGGGACTCCATGACATCACCTGTGGGCATGAGCATTCCAGAAGGTATGATGGTTCTCTTTGATACCGGTCGCGAAGCTATGCATGGAAGTCTCGTACTGGCAAAGCTCATAGATGCCAATGAGGCAACCTTTAAAAAGCTAGTAATCGATGGAGGCGATCATTTTTTAAAGCCGCTCAACCCAGCTTACCCACTAATCCCTATAGACGGGAATTGCAAGATACTCGGTGTGGCCGTAGAGGCCAGAATAAAAATTATTTGATTAAACCCGCTACGGCGGGTTTTTTATTACCTTAAAAATCAAATCGATAAAAAAATTCACCAAAATTATTACCCGTAGGTGTTGACGAATATTATTACCCACGGGTATTCTCATATCACAGGCAAACAACAGGTCTAACGTTATGAGCAATTCAGAACTCCAAAAACCTTTCGATATACATCAGAAATTGAGATCCAATGCTTCACGCTGGGGTTACTTACATGCAGCCGAACCCTGGCAGGGTGATTGTAATTTTCAACTTATTACAGATCTTTCGGGAGAAGAATGTGAGTACGCATTATACCAGCGCGTAGAAGGAGATTATTTCTGTTTGGTGGACTTCTTCAAGAATTACAACGAAGCGTGTGAAGAAGCAAAGAATATTATTAATAGCAACCCTAAATATAAAGCAGCAATTAATTATTAAATTCCCCCGATAATAATTACAGCTTAAATGCTGGGGATAAACTCACCTCAAGGAATTTAAAATGATTAAATTTAATAAAAGAAAAAAATTAGCTTTACACAGACTTCCATTTATCGGCGGTAAGTCTAAATCCGATTTTGGGCTCAGCTTTTGGAACGTGCCATCAAAAGGCGGCTACTCGGGAGGATGCATTACGGGAGCTGCATTGGCATGGATCTGGCTTAAGCATCTAGAAAATGAAGCAAGGGAAGGTGCGGGAAATACCCCATTCACTATTTCACGCATAGTGAGTGAAATAAGTGATCTGAGTGAAAATGATTCGTTAAAAGGGCAGATGATAGGATTCTTTGAAATCATCGAGGTTGTTCATTTTAAATTAATTTCAGATTCCAGAATTCATTTTACGAAAGACGAAAAAAAACTTATCGAACAAGCTAATGCGGGACTGAAAGATATACCGGAGGGAAAGAATAATGAGTTTCATTAAGGATGTGGCTGCATACAAATCAGCGCTTATGTACATGAGCTGTGGTCATGAAGTGATTGCGTATCTTTATTTACGCAAAGCATATGGGAGATAACCATGCCAACACGACAGGATATTCAGGATATAACGACCACAACAGAACATCTTTACGCTTTGTTAGAGGTCATATCCCAACAATATAAATCCATTAACTCTTATCAAATGGAAAACCTCGTAGAGATAGCTTACCTCCTGTCTGCAAAGGTTAATTCATGGGCAGTTAAGGAAGAAAAAATAGTTCTTGAGATTGAGGAGCATCAACGCAATGGAAAACGTAATTGACTTATACCGCCGTCGGATTGCTCACGCTGCATTAAACAGGCTCAAAAATAAAACATCGGGAAATCTCCTGATTGTGAATCTTCCGAATGGCGCAATCGAAACGGTGGAAATAACAGAAAGTGTAATGACTCAGTTACTGAGACGATTCGAGCTAATGGCTCGCAGTGAATTTGGCAATCGGAAGGAAACTGAATCATTTATTAAAGCCACTTACCAGAATGCAATTGGCATCAATAAGAACACTGAGTACCTGACCGAATCAGGGAAATTAATTGTCGATGATTTGTTTAAAGAAGTCACCGACTACGTGAAAGAGAAACATCTAAGCGGAGGTGTCCAGTGAAAGAGTTTACTCAGGAACAATTGCGCGCGGCTGGGCTCCGCTGCGTATGTCCGGTGGATCTGCACGTTGCACCGAATTTTACAGGACGCGTCGTCGTCCACCTGAAAGAGGGGCGGGCCATCTGTGATTGTCGCCTAACCCTGGACGATCACATCACAACCCTTCAGGGTTTTATCGAACTGGCCCGTGAAGCTGGCTGGTGCATCAGCCCGCCTAAAGAGGTTATGCGATGACACTGACAGCTATCCGCGTTCCCGAATGGGTACATGTCCAAGCGATTAACGTTCTGCGCCGTTACCGCCAGCGCCGGGTTGCGCCGTGTCGTATCCATTGCGGCAACCTCAGTCTGAGGGTCAACCGCCGTTGGCGCCTTCTTTCCCGCGACGGCGGCCAGAACTGGCAGGTTTTATCGCACGAGTCATATAACAAATTGAAGGACCGGAAATGAAAAACGATAAAAGCACGAACGTAAAGCAACTGGTTGAGCGTCTGAGGGAAATACAGAAGCAATCCGACATAACGATTCCTGGCTGGATGCTTGATGAAAATCGTTATGGGAAGGGTGAGCTTACTGTTGAAGAACAACGTGAGTGGGCCGAAACCATCGTCCAGTCCATGCGCGGTACGGTCGCCCTGCTCTATCTCATCAGCTGCGAAAAACGCTGGGGGTTACGTGAGGGCGAATACCAGATCAAGACCGGGGAATTTACTTTCGGCTTAACCCGAGAACTTATCGAAAATCTGCTCATTAAGCATGTTGAAAGAACACTGATTGAACACAGACCGCAGGAACAATATCTGGCGGTATTCCAGTTCTATTACGCCGACGATCAGCGCGTGAAAGACGGAGGCCAGTCCTGGTTCAGCAGCTTTCTCGACGATATTTTCGTTGATCTCGCGGTTCGATTACGTACTGGCGAAACGATGCCAGTTAAACCGGTTATGCACTGAGGAAAACGATAATGAGCACAGTAACCATTAACAACAAACAGCTTCCTGCAGTGGAATATCGCGGACAGCGCGTTGTAACTCTGGCGATGATTGATGATGTCCACCAGCGCCCGGACGGAACTGCTGGACGCAATTTCCGAGAAAACAAGTCTCGCCTTATTGAAGGGGAAGACTACTTCGAATTAGGTTCCGACGAAATTCGTCGACACCTCCCTGACGGCATTTTCTCAAAATTTGCAGCATCAGGAATTGTACTTGTCGAATCCGGTTATCTGATGCTGGTGAAATCATTTACCGATGATCTTGCCTGGCAGGTTCAGCGTGAGTTGGTTAACTGCTACTTCCGCACTCGCGCACCGCTGACTGAAATTGAGATGATCGCAGCGATGGCCGCTGATGCTGTTCGCCAGCAGAAACGTCTGAGCCAGGTTGAAGAACAAATCGAAGCAGTCACCGAGACGGTGGATAACATAAAGCGCGGCAACATGCGGGCCGGTTATGTTGGTTACCGCCAGGCAGTAGCCAAAAGTGGATTATCTGACGCCAAGTGCCGAACCCTTGTTAACGCTTATCGCATTCCTACGGATACGCACGAATTTATGACCCCTGACGGTCTGCTGTCACGTCGCGCCATTGTTGAGCTGGAGCCATTCATGAAGGCTTTCCGCCAGATGATGAGCGAAGCCGAGCCACGCGGCACACGCTGGTTTCACCCCAGAATGGGGTTATTCCAGGCGATCGGGTGGGAGAATAAACCATGATTAATCTCGATGTCATACCCATTACAAGCTACTGCAAATCTGTAGGCGAAACGCTGGATGCCGTTAACAAACGGTTACATCGTGGAGTATGGAAAGAAGGCGTTCATGTTTTAAAAGTTGATGGTTCCAAAGAACGATGGATCGACTTAACAGAGGTTGCAAAATGGGCACGCAAAAACAAGGACCCTTATCTCTCCCAAGAGGAATAACTGTCCGCAATCACAAAACAGGCTCCACGCTGGTTATCACTTTCACCTACAAAGGGGTTCTCTGCCGGGAGCCCCTATCCAAAATGGAAGCAAGCGCGCGCGGCGTGAAGTATGCCGAGCGCCTGCTGGGGGAAATACAAAATCAGATCGTCAGTGGCACCTTTGAATATGCAAAATATTTCCCCAACTCCAAAAAGCTGGAACTGTTCGGGGTAGTGAAGAAAACGAAAAATATTAAGTCCTATCTGGACGAGTATCTGAAAATCTGCGTGAACCGCAATCTTTCGCCGTCCACTATAAACGGTTATGAAAAATGCCTTTCGGCGCTGTCAGCCCTGCATAAACTCCATGTGTCAGAACTGACGCCAGCGGTCCTTAAAAACTGGATAGCCAGCCGGAAAACAAAGCTGAAAACGACCAGGAATAACCTTTCGTTTCTGCGCAGCGCCATAGATGAAGCGGTTACGGATGGCTTGCTGACCATTAACCCGGTAACCCTCGTCAGCGCCAGCCGGTACCACGTGATCGACAGCAGCCCGAGCGCCGACGATTACGAGGTTGACCCGTTTACGCCAGCGGAAACCCTCGCTATTTACCAGAGCTGTAGATACCCGGAATGGGAAAACCTGTTCCGCTTCGCCTTCAATACCGGTCTGCGGAGCTCGGAACTGTGCGCGCTGCGCTGGCCTGATCTCGATACTATAGCGAACACAGCTCACGTGCAGGCGGCCAGTGTCGTAGGGGTACTTAAAGGCACCAAGACAAAAGCCGGTACGCGTAAGGTGGAACTGAACAATGAGGCGTTGGCAGCCCTGCAGGCGCAGAAACAATTCACGTTTATGAAAAGCGAATTCATATTTAGCGACCCGAAAACTGGAGAGCCCTGGGCGAACGCCGACGCGATCCGCAAAAAAGCATGGGTTCCGACCCTTAAAAAGGCAGGCGTACGTTACCGTAACCCGTACCAGACCAGACACACATTCGCCACCAAGCATATTAGCCAGGGTGTTAACCTCTTCTGGCTTGCCGGGCAGATGGGCCACAAAGGGCCGGAAATGTTATTCCGCCACTACGGTTCGTACTTGGCTGTTTATGAGGGGCATACATCGCTTCAACATTCAAAGATCGAATAAAGCAAAGAGCATGCTGGTTCGTCGAAATTGCAATTTTATGAAGGTTGTACAAATCCTTTGGATTAAAGCATATTTTGCCTTGCAAACTTGACTCATATGACACTATTTTATAAGTGAACTTAGTGCAAAGAAGGGTGTCCTAAGTGTTGTACAGAAAGCACTCTCTTCCCTTCACTCACTGGGTTATGCTAGAATCCCGCGCCCTTTAAGTCGGGACTACAAGAGCCTTAAAAGGAAGCTTAAGGCCACAGAAGGAGGTCTTTATGTCTGAACTCGTCATGAAGATGTTTGGTTTGAGCGGCTTTGTCAAAGGCGGACAAGCCATGGCTGAGCGCTTGAACAAATCGGGTGTGAAGAACATTAAAGTTGTTGGTCGGGGCGCTGTTATCGTTGACGGTTCAGCGGATCCTGAAAAAATTAATCGCCTCAGAAAAGCTGCACGTAGGTTTATCGAACAGGATGCAGAGGCAGTAGCCGCAGCCAAAGCCACCACTAAGGACAGCGACGATTAACTAATGTTTGCATTACTTATCATACCGCTATTAATTAGCGGTTCTTTGCTAGTAACGTCGCCCCATAACATCAAACTTTTTTTTCGTTTACACCGATACGATGGCCAACTTCTTTATATGAAGGCGGCCACGTACGGTTTCTATGCATGCCTTTCGGCCGTCATCTTTGCATATTCTATCAAGTACCTTTTCCCTGGCTTAACTTTTGTCACTTGGTTATCGCATCTCATTGATGGCAGTTCTGACCCTAAAGAAAATCGCATAACCTCATGGCTCATTCTGCTATCAGTGACCACAGTGGGGCTTGCATGGCTTTGGTTGCAATACTGCCGGCTTCGAATTTATCTTGCCGCATGGCTAATCACTCACGAACCAAAAGATGAAGAGAGCATCAGCTTTTCAAAGCAAGTAATTAGGCTGAATGAGTTAGGCAAAATACTCTCTGATGGTTCACTTGGGCAGTTGTTTTTCGATTCAGCGACCGAAGATAGGCCTGTATTAGTAAGCCTAAAATGTCGAAAGGTCTATGTTGGTACCGTTAACATGATAAGCGAGCCCAACGAAAAACAAGGACCAAACCTCGAAATTTCGATTAGTCCCATCATGTCCGGGTACAGGGATAAAGATACACTCAGGGTGCTGTTCTCAAACGACTATAATGACCTTGAAGAGGTTGACACCAGTATCATTTTTCCGCTCAGCGAAGTATCACATGCATCCTGGTTCAATATGGACATACATGAGAAGGTCGATAACAATCGTGAGACGAAGCCGGTAAGCAATAGGAAGGCAAAGAGGAAGTACGGCAGAAACCGAAAGTAAAGATCGCGAAAGCGGTCTTTTTTTTGCTCAACGGAGCAATTTTTAATCCTAAATATTTCAAAATACTGGACAGAATCAGGACGTTACGAGGACAACAATATGCACGTGAAATGCACTTGAGACATTTAAAAATTGAGAAAGTGCTAATATTCAACGGGTTAAGTATATTTCAGACACGGGTTCAACTCCCGCCAGCTCCACCAAAATACTCCATCGGCGATTACCAGAGTCATCCGATGAAGTCCTAAGAGCCCACACGGCGCAAGCCCTGCGGGCTTTTTTGTGTCCTCAATTTGTCCCGCGATATCTGATGCCAACTAATTAAATCCGAACCTTTTAGGCACCTTGTTAGGCACCTCATAAAGCTTTATTGTTTTTGAGGTGCCTAAAACTATGGAAACCCGGCAATGGCAAGACAAACCAAACCTCTATCCGTTAAAGAAATCGAATCTGCTAAACCCAGGGAAGCGGACTACGTTCTCTATGATGGTGATGGCCTTGAGCTACTCATCAAATCCAGCGGCAGCAAGATCTGGCAGTTTCGCTACATTCGCCCTGTTACCAAGAAACGTGCAAAGAAAAGCATAGGCCCCTACCCATCAGTTACCCTTGCCGATGCCAGAAATTACCGGGCAGAGTCACGCTCTCTCTTGGCGAAGCAAATCGATCCACAGGAACATCAGCAAGAACAACTTCGCAGTTCGCTGGAAGCCAAAACCAATACTTTCCAGCTCGTAGCTGAACGTTGGTGGAATGTGAAGAAAGCCAGTGTGACAGAGGACTATGCGGAAGATATCTGGCGCTCTCTTGAAAGAGATATCTTTCCTGCGATTGGCGATGTTAGCGTTACAGATATTAAAGCTCATACACTGGTTCTGGCCGTCCAACCGGTTCAGGCCAGAGGAGCACTGGAAACCGTTCGTCGCCTTTGCCAGCGCATCAATGAAGTTATGATATATGCCCAGAACACAGGCCTAATTGATGCAGTTCCCAGCGTTAATATCGGTAAAGCTTTCGAGAAGCCTCAGAAAAAGAACATGCCCAGCATTCGACCGGATCAGCTACCTCAACTGATGCAGACAATGCGAACCGCCAGCATTAGTCTTTCCACACGCTGCCTGTTCATGTGGCAACTTCTTACTATTACCCGCCCTGCCGAAGCGGCTGAATCTCGCTGGGAAGAGGTAGACATAGAAGCGCGAGAGTGGAAGATTCCTGCAGCACGCATGAAAATGAACCGCGACCATACTGTTCCATTGTCAGACGAAGCGATGGAGGTTTTAGTGATGATGAAGCCGTTGAGCGGCAACCGCGAATTTATCTTCCCAAGCCGTATCAAACCCAACCAGCCAATGAATAGCCAGACCGTTAACGCGTCGCTAAAACGTGCAGGTTTTGGAGGTGTGCTCGTTTCACACGGTTTGCGTTCTATCGCCAGTACGGCCCTTAACGAACAGGGTTTTCCACCTGACGTTATTGAGGCGGCATTGGCCCACGTGGATAAAAATGAGGTTCGTCGTGCGTATAACCGCAGTGATTATCTTGAGCAGCGACGACCTATGATGCAGTGGTGGGCTGACTTCGTGATGGCAGCTGACCACGGAAGCATGATTAGCGAGGGTATTAGAGGTATAAGGCTTGTTGGCTAAAAATGATGTAAGCGCTCAGCACTGGCGCTTACACCTTTGTCGGTAATCCGGATTTTCATTTCATTTAATCATCTTAGTTTTTGATACATTAGCGTTAAAGGCATGTTTCACATCATCAACCTTTACCGACCATTTTCTTAAGATTATCTCGCGCAGTGATTCTTCACTGCTTACATGTGAACCTTGAAAGTTATTTTTTTCGATGAAAGTCCACAGTGGATTGATGACATCCTCAATCACTGCGCTCTTGTTTTTCCAACCATCCTCAGGAGATTTTTTATAAATCAACCTCACAAGCTCCTCCTGTATAATTTTATATACACCAGCCTTTTTAGCACCTCCTTTTTCCCCTGCATTACGCCTGGTCTTAGACAGTTTCTTTATTTTATCATCTTCGATTTTAACCCAAACCATTCCGAGACATTTATCTAATAGCTCAGAAGCTATAAGTAGTGCATCAAACGCAACTTGTTCATCATCTTGTATAATGGATACTCCCCATTGATACGACATTGAGGCGTACACCAAATGTGAGATGAATACATCTTCTATCGGACTATCTAAGATAAATGGTCTCATTGTCTCCCTAAAAATCCGATTTTCCAAATCTCTCCAGCATTCTTTTATAGGATTATATATTGCATTGTACTCATCCTTTCTTTGCAGAACTCCGTTGACCTGATGGTATCTGGACACTCCTTGTGGTAGCTCAACATACGACGATACTTCTGTACCCATCCTTGCAGGATCAAAATACACCAATTTCAT